AAAATGTGGTCTTACTAAACACCAGTTTATTACTATCTTAAAATCAAATACTTAATTAATGAATAATTGTAATTTGTCCCAAAAATGTCCACACCGTAAATTTATAGGCATCTGGCAAAATCGCGTTTTCTGTCATTACTTTGTTCTCTTTTCCGTTCACTTTTCCAGCTTCATCCAATGAACAAATTTGAAAAAACAGTTTTGCTGTCAGATTAGCGCTAAAGCCTTGCTATGTCTGGCTTAACCTCCAACCAAAGAGATCTTTAATTTTCTACACTAGATCTTTAAAAAACTGACGAAAAACACAGACAAACATTACATATCAATAACTTACAATAAAGCATTAGATCTTTGCAGATCGTCATTATTGCAATTTATTGAAAAAAATCGCAATTGTTGAAATTCTATTAGGCGCAATATAAGCCCTTTTCAGCGGCTTTTCATATTACCCGAAGCCCTTATAGAAAAAGGCTTTATCGCGTGTTCTACGCCTTTCCTAGCCCCGTATATTTTCACTAAATCAAAATTGCGAAAAAACCAGATCGAAAACGTCGCAGGTGGGGAGGAGGAGTGCGGATTACGTCACCGAAAGGTGCGTTTACGTGGCTCAGCGTTTCTGGTTGCCACTCAGACGTTCGGTACTTGGGATTGCGGTCGATGTTCAGACAAAAAGAAAAGCGCCCGTTGTGGGCGCTTTGGCGTGGTTAGAATACTTTCTAGATGATTGAATACTGTCCTTTTGAACTACCACTCGTTACATCTGCTTTAGCATTCTGTGTGATTTCATCATACACAGCATTGGCAATCGCCTCAGCCATCTTGCCTGCCATTGCGAATTCACCAGTAAGGACAAAGCCTTGTGCTTGCAATTCATTTTCTAACTTTAGTTTGAGTGACTCTTTACCCATTGCCATGTTACTTACCTGCCTTAACTGTTTTAGATACATCCACATGATTCTTACCAGAAAACGGGCAAATCGTTTGCCCAGTGCAAACACCCGTGCCGCCGTTCATGGTGATGAGATCAGCCTCTTCAATGATTTTCTTTGCGGACGTGGACTTTAGGTTTTTGACGACTTCCGTGTGGTTGTTGTTGATTTGAACAATCTGGTCTTCCAATACTTTCACTCGTTTGTTCAAGCATTCGATGATGTCGTCTTTGTCGGTCTTACGTTCAAAGTTGCCTTCTTTATCGACTAACTGATAAACACCTTGGCGTTGTTGGTATCGGCTTTCACCTTCTTTGATACCAGGTAACTTGAACCCAAGCGGAAGAACACAACGGATAAAAGGTTTGTCTGGCTGTCCGAACATAAAACCGATTTCTACGATGCTACCGATCGCAGGTGGTTCCAGCCTTCCTGCATACTCACCAACACCTGGTATCGGTAATGGCACAGCTTGGAGTGGTGCTTTGTTCTTGAACTCCACGCCCCTTTCATCTAACAACTGAACATCCACTGCGTAGTGAGGATAAAAGCGATCGGAGATGTCTCCCTCTTCTGGCAGCTCTGGTAATGCGACCACCTTTCCCCAGCGTGGCAAATGCCATCGTCCGGTTAGTTCTGGGAACAAACGAAAAATGATGCGCTGAATCGCTTTTACATCCATGTTAGTTTTACCTCTGTTCCTTGAAAATCAACGCCAACTAAACGGTGACCATTGACTATCGCACCGGGTCTTAGTTTTGGAATGGCAGGGACTTTCACTGATTTTGACGCTGTTCGGTTGGTCATTAAATTATCTGGGATGCTAACCGGCTTATCTGCCCAATATGAGTCTTTCCAACTTCCCACGTAAATCTGACCATTGCCTTGTTGCTGCCAAAACAGGTCATCTATACCGAATGCTTGGGCTAACTCATCCATGACACGGTAACCATTGCCGTCACTGTAAAAACAAGGGATTGACGTTTTGCTGTAGGCTGTTTCTGGTACCACAAACTGCAACCCCGTTTTGTTGGTCACATCACTGAGCAATTGCATCAATGTCGGGTGTCTCAGCGTGACATCGAGTGGCTTGAAAAGTAATGCCGCTAGTTCGCGGCAAAACAATTCTGACCATCCTTTTTCAGCAGGTTGAACTCTCTCAACATACCCTAGAAACACACGTGATATGCTATCACCCCAACCGATATCGACCGCAACAATAGTATTCACTTTCGGTGAACCTTCCACTTTGATGGAGCAACGAGCTGGCGTGTTCACATCAAAAAGAACACGGTGGTCTTTCGTCTTTACCTTTTGACTGCCGAGATAAGCACGACACGTGAACTTGTTGTTTATCATCATGAGTCACCTTTAAGCCAAAGCATCATCAATTGACTTGAGCACTTTCATTACACCTGTTAACTCAATGCTTGTGTCTGGTGGTACATCTTCACTCTGTCCAGCTTCAACCGGAGTGGTTACCCCTTGGACTTGCTGCTGTGTTGCAGGTTGGTCTTGTTGACGTTGTTCAACTCGTTCCGGTACCGAAAGATGTTCTACCAATTCAAACGCGACGCTCCATTGTCTTAGGCTTTCTTGTTCATCAGCTCGGATGGTGCCCTGAAACTTGACCTCACGAACTTTGAGCGTCGACGCGGTTTTGTTACTAATGCGGTAGATTTGGCGGGCGCTTTCTTGCTGCCCACCTGCCATATTGAAAAGGTTGCTCAGGATCTCTGGTTTACTGAAAGGGATGATGCCACTCACCGCTAACACTTTGCCCTTGTTACCTGTTTCCGCTTGGTCGGTTGCCGAGGACTGACCGGACATATCTTGTCCGGCGAGTTGTTGGCGAACGCTAATACGTAGGTTCGTGAGTGAGATTTGGATTCCGTTAAGGGTTAGCATAGTTTACGCTTCCGTGTTTGCTGTCATATTGCTATACCAACCATATTCGGTTTTTGTTAGCGTAATCATGCTTTCTCCAGACTCAGTTCCACCTTTAATCACCATTCTTGAAAGAACTTTGTTTCCTGAATCTGTAAACATATTTTTATTATCGAACATTATTCTATTATTCTGACCTGCACCCTGCTTTAGTCGTTCCAATTCGATATCTACGCTTCCACTTAATGATACAAGCGTAATTTGCTGACCGCTATACCCGTTCAGAATCTCTCCAATAAGAGAACCTTGCGAGCCAGAATTGAAATAAAATACTTCACCGAGGTTTGCGTCTATATTCGAAACTACTGAGCTAATTTCCAATTGTTTTTTAGCGTTAATGTTTTCAAAGTCTGCTAGTCTGTAAATAAAAACTTCGTTTGTTCTAGTCAGCATAACTTGTTCATTTTCGTGAACGTCATATCTTAAGTACTGATCTAAATTATCAACTAACTTCATTCCATGACATGGAACCATCTCCCCTTGCGCTCCTACTAACTTATTTAGCGTAAAACTGTTCAAATGAACTTTCCATTGTCTCCCGTCAAACAAACAAAGCATACAACCATTAGCCATAAGTAATAAGTCGCTATATCCAGCATACTCTTGGATGCTTGGAGATATCATTCCTAAATCAATTGGATTCGAAAAATCACTAGTAGAATCAAAGCACCTTAGATTCTTTCTACTTTCAAAATGACCATTTACACCAATTGGAGCAACAAATAATAATTTAAAACCATCAAAACCATCGTTATTACCAATAGTGAACCATGAAGACTTGCAATCACTGGTTTCAAAACTGCCTTTTAATACCCATTCTCCGTTTAATTCATCGTATAACTTATGAATGCTTGTTCTATACCCTAGGGAGTCGTTATCTTCCCAAGTTCTGGATATAGCAAAAACGTTACCATCAGGATATTTACCAAAACCTATTTCACCACCTGTTTTACTAGCATCCTCTTTTGTTATGGTTTCACCTAATAACCATCTTTCTCCAGACTGATATACATACGTTTCTACTACGTTAGTGTTTTTACTTTCTGTATAAGCGATAGGGATCATCATTTCCCCTCGCTTATTCATTGCAATTTTAGTTGGTGGTGTAAATATTAAATAAGCTTCGTCTGGCTTAACCATGGATGTAATATTCACAGGGTTTGACCATGTATCACCATTGTCATCTGAGAAAACAAATTCTACTTGTGATGATGTATCTTCATCTGTGCCTTGTTCAGAAAAACCCCATCCAACCTTACCCTTAAATGATGTATAAAAAACATACACCCTTTTTTGTAAATGATTGTAATAAATCACACTCTCAGCGCATTGGAATGGGGATGGTTTGTCAACTATTTTCTTTGTTAAAAACGATTGAGCGTTATCGTCCGAAATTTTTAAATGTATACCCATTTTGCAATCATGAATTTGCCCCGGATCAATATCAACCCCATACTTTGCGGTATATGCAACCAACACTCTTCCACTTGGTAGAACACATGCAGTTGGTGCATAAAAATACACTCTTCCATCACCACCTGAATAGCTTGCGTCTTCGTCTGTGGTAAGTTCTTTGATTAAATTATTATTGAAATACTGAGTACTTGATGGTTTAAAATTGTTAATTTGAGCTACACTTTTCGTTTCTTCAGTCGCTTTAATTAACCTTGAATAATTGCCGTTGATTTTTATGATTTTTTTATTTAGGTCATACATATCTACGACACCACCACGACTTGGAAAAACCTTGAATACTCGGCTTGATAGATCATGTTCTTTAAAGAACCTCACAGCTTCGCCAGTATTTAGCAAAGTACCAACTTCACAATTCTCTATCGTCAAACCTATCGTTTCTTGCTGTCGGTAGGAATCACCTTCATCAAACATGGCGATCATTTGGTTACTTGGGCGCAAATCACTAACAGAGCCATCAGCAAACACCTGCGCAATCTTACAAACGAAGTGCTTTACATCCTTACCCGTTGAAGAGTCGATGTAGTCGTCTTTTTCTTCTGCGGTCACCACAAAGTTGAATAGCGTCACTTGCTCACCTGTTGGTGTGCCTTCACGGTGCGCATCGATGTAAATAAACGATGGTTTGTTTGGTACCTGAACACTGCGGTCAAATTCCATAGCAACACGGTTACCAGAAACATAACCGGCACCTGCTTTGATGCTGTATGCGCTGCCTGATGGTGTGACCAAGAAACCGTCTTCGATAAACCAGTCTTTACCATTCTGGTCGATGATGGATTGCGCGACATCGCTGTCCATCTTCTTCATACGTTCTGTGGCGTTGTACTGCCAACTTGATGCATCCACGGTGATATTAGTGATCTCGGCAATGTCCTTGTATTCAAGAACAACCGAACGCACTAGTGTATTACCTGCGACACCTGGTTCATCTGCTGTCTTTGGTGTGAGTGCATGGTGGTCAATGGTCACCAACACGCCATATTCCGAGCAGTATGCACCTGTCCAGTTGAAATCGAACGGACCAACATCACTGGTCAACGTAGTGCTATAAATTACCGAGTCTGCAGAAAGGCGACCGCGCTGCTCTACTTGTTCTTGGTGAACAATATTGTCAGTTGGTACCACATCATCTGGTTGTGGGTACTCTGGACGATTCGGCACATTGGCGAAAATCATCTTGTCGATCACAAGTGCTTTTTCTTCTGCGTTGAGCTGTGCCAACAGTGCTTTACCTGCGGCGGTTAAAATTGACTTATCAGTGCTGTTTGCCATTTTAAAATTCCTTACCCTTTCACTGTGGCTTGGTAATATTCGCAATCAACGTTGAGCACATTTGGAAGCATGCCAACGTTTAGTCGAGTTTTGATGTGTGATGTTGAATACTGCGCTTCTACGTTCTTGCTTCGCGCTGCCAAAGGCATTTCTACATAACTGGTGTATTGATAACGACGGCAGGTTCTGCCGTACTGTCTGATTACTGTATCTAGCAGCTTAGGAACGTTGGTTAAATCGCCGTCTCTGATTTTTAAGCTGATTACATCCCAAGGCACATTGACTAAACGTTCGTCTTGCCCAATATGCGGATAACCCAACTTGGCGAACATATCTTCCCAACCTGCAATCGAACCCGCATCACGTGCAAAGCCGTAGGCATGCGCCACGCGGATTCGAAATAACTCTTCCGGCTCTTGCCCTAGTCGTTCAATCTCACGCTGCCAAGCAAGGATATTCACTAGTGCCATTGGTGCAGTGAGTGGGTCATGCTGTTGCAATGGCATTTCGAATGCCGCCTTTACATGCCCCCAATAGTTGCGCATAGCTCGGGCGAACTTTGCCAGCTCGCCTCTACCCATCCAGTAACGCAGCTTTATCTCAGGAATGTTCAATCGACACCTCCAACGTATTAATGCGCGGCACGGTCAGATTGTTGATGATGTCAGCGTTATCAAATTCGAGTGATTCAATCTCTGAGAACTGGGCATGTAGCTCTTGTCCTAAGCGAGAGAAACTGAATCGAAGCACTGGATTGGTCACTGTTGGTGAGTAGTCCGTGTTTTGTCTGAATGCAGCACCGATGAATTGCTCCACCTTCACTCGTAACGCTTCGCGGTCTTCCATCGTCAAAGAACGCTGCGGCCAAACTCGGCAAGTAATATCGTGAGTGGTTTCTGGCATCGCTAGAACTTGCAGATCATCACCGTGACCGTGTTGCCCTTCAATGCGAATGTACTCATTCAAATCGGCAAGCATGTCGGATGAAGGCTCACCCGTATCGAGAAGAATTAACGCATTGGCAGTACCTGGTCCACGTGGGGCGTTATGCTCAAAATATACGTTGTCGTCATTGATGCCTGCGCGACTGGTAAGTAGCGAACGGTAAGCCGCGTCAATATGCCATCGGGCAACCGCGCTCCATTGGTTGCGAACACGTAAGCGAAGTTCATCATTGCTTTCTTTATCTGAACCCGCCTCGTTCAACCATTCTGCAGGGTTGGTCACCGCACCAATGCCCGGTATCGCCGTTGGCAAAATGTGGTAGTAACCTTCGCCTAGGTTGTAGCCTGCGCCTTCGTTTTCGGCTTCCACCTCTGCCATCACCATGGTTTCGTTTTCTGGCATCGTGGTATCAGCAATCACTTTCACACGGTAGATGGTGCCGTTAATTGGTTCTGTCTGAATCCAAGTATCTTTAGGGATAACCAGAGCAGGACCTTTCGATGCCGAACGCTGAAACGCGATCATACCTTTGGCTTTTGTCGCACCTTTGCGAGTGAGTTTGCACTGCCATGCCAACAGGTCTAGCCATTGGTCAACCGCCGTTGCAACAAACATGTTTGGTAGAACATAGCCAACCAACAAAGTGTTAATTAGCCATAAAGTCACACTAACCACTGTTGACTCTATGAGACGCCAAAAAGGAGAAAACGGCGAGTCGTTAGAAATGATGCACTCTTCTTTGTTCATCTCTTCCTTTAGCACTTTCTTCCAGCCGTCTTTATCAGTTGGAATACCGGATTGCTTCACCAGTTCGGAATAATCTGGTTTTGGAATATCAGTCATTAACGCTCTCCGTTGTTCACTATTTCAAATTGCATGTCACCAAAATCAATGGTGGTTGCGAACACGTAAATCATGCCTTCGGTTGGTT